AAATCAAAAGAAAATGCTTGCCGAAGCTGCTTTGTCTGAAGCAAATGTAATGTATACTCAGGCACAAGCTAAAAATACAATGGATGATAATGCTAGACAACTTGCAGTATCTATTGATAGACATTTTCAAGAATGGGCAGAACTTACAGTTAAGTCTGTTAAGGAAGGTGCAGAATTACCTGAACACCCTACTTACGATCAAATACTTATGTTGGCTAGACAAGTAATACAACAAGGATAATTATGGAAAAATACCGTGAATCAGCTGAGAAGAGGCTGGGTAATAAAAAATCATACGGTAATCATAAAATCCATCCTGAAGAATTGGCGCGAAGGGCTCATGTAAAGGGTCACTTCGCCGCCAAGGAACGTGATGAATTTTTTGATGAAGTATATGGTGAAGTCTTAATAGACTTCTTTGTTGAATGGTTAAAGACAGAACCACATGAAACAAAATCTCGAGAGTTTCTCTACTCTTCGGCTATGGCGCTAGGTAGCGTTAAGCAGAAAATGACTGACTTTGAGATGTACGGGAAAAACATCCCATACCTAACGGAGGACAACAATGGCGAAACGAATAATTGATTACCAAAAACTTGTCGATAACTACGACACAATGATAGAAACGCTTGAATATGATTCACAGCGTAGTGGTGGTAAAGCTAAACTTAATGCTAATGTTTTAGCTAGTATGCATGATCTACGAGATAGGTATGCTAAAAAACTTAAAGCTACCCCTATTAAAGGAGGTAATTAAAAATGAATAATCCTGAAGCAGAACTTGACTCTACCCAATTGGATGATTCAAATGCAATGGATCAAGGTCGAACTGAAGAGGAATTGCTGGCTGACATTATACGGAATTCAGATTTCGTAGATACTCTACCCAATGAGCAAGTCCCTGAGTTAGACGCGGAAGAATCTGACGATGCAGACCCAGAACAGTCAGAGGAAGCCGATAACGTAGATGATGAAGAAGAAATCGAATATGAAGAAGAGGAAGCCTCAGATGCGGATGATACGTCTACCCAAGAAGCTGATGTGTATACTACGGATGATCTCGATTTGGATGCGCAAGTACTTGTCAAAATTGATGGCGAAGAAGTTGCCGTTTCCTTTAGTGACCTTATCAAAGGTTACTCTACTGAACAACATCTTTCTAGCAAGGGTCGTGAACTTGGTGACGCTCGTAAAGCAATGGAGGAAGAATACAATGCAAAAGCTAATGAATTGCAAACTATGTCTCAAGCCTCTGCTGCAATACTTTACGATGCTGAACAAAAATACTCTAAAGAATACCATGATATTGAGTCTCAAATTGAAAAAGCTCGCGATGAAGGAGATACCTACGAAGTTAATGAACTTAAAGACAAACGTGAACAAGTTCAAAAACAGTATTGGGAAGCTCGTAATCAGCGCGAAGCAATTGTTAAAACAGTTCAAGAACGAACTGAAGAAGCAACTACAAAAGCTTGGGAAGAGCAAGTAAATTATTTCCATGAAACAATCCCTACTATGATTCCCGATTTCAATGAAGATGTTGCAATGAAAATTCGTGACTTTGCAGAAGGTGAAGGAATTCCAGGTGAGCTACTAGATACTATAGCAGATCCTGTAATTGTTAAGTTTGTTGATGACTATAGACGCTTAAAAGAAGGCGTAAGTAAAGGACAAGCTAAACGTAAAGTAACTACTGTAAAGAAAGCGCCTATTAAAAAAGTTAGAACTCGTAATCAAAAACAGATTGACGAGTCCGAAGCAATAAGACAACGGGCGCTAAGCGAAGATGCAAGTCAAGAGGATCAAATGGCATTTCTGAGGGGTATGGCTAATCGCTCATTAAACAACATATAATACCTTGGAGGGTATAAAAAATGGCTAACGAACTCGGTGTACGCGGCACTGGTGGACCAGCAGGTCCAGCTCGCGGAACTGGCAAAGACGTCTCACAGCGTGAGGATCTTGCAAACTTTATCACAATGATTACTCGTGATGAAACTCCTTTTACTTCTTCGATCGGTAAAACCAAAGCAACTGCAATTTACCACGAATGGCAAACAGATACCTTGGAAGCACCAGGCGATTCACGGATTGGTGAAGGTACTGATTACATCGAACCAGCATCAGGCGGCGCAACTGCAACTCCTGCAGTTGGTACTAAATTTGCTATCGATGGTCCAAACCGCACACGTTTGGGTAACTACACACAGATCAATGGTAAGACAATTGCTGTATCAGGCACACGTCGTGCAGTTGATCAAGCTGGTGTAGCTGACGAATATGCTTATCAGCTGAAAAAGCGTGGTACAGAACTTCGCCGTGACGTAGAATTTGATATGATTCATTCAATGAACGTATCAAACGCTGTTGGCACTCAGAATGCTAACTCACGTGCAGCTGGTGGCTACCAGGCATTTATTAACTCTGCTGATACAGTTGATTACGTAGGTGAGTTCCAAGCTCCATCTGCAGCAACTACTGGCGCAGGGACTGATGCCAATGGCACAGCAATTCCACGTTCAAGCATTGCTGGCTCAACTACTGCTCCTGATCGTGATCCTTTGGCACTGACTAATATTGACGGTGTTATGCAAAAGATTTACGAAGAAGGTGGTAAGGCAACTAAAATTATGTTGTCTCCAAAGCTTCGGCGTGACTTCTCTGACCTGATGGTTGGTGACACAGGCGTACAGCGTAACATCGATGCTTCTGGCAAGCTGCGTCAATCAGTTGACGTATACATGTCAGACTTTGGTGACTTGATGGTAATTCCTAATTACATCATGGGCTTGACAAATAACTTTGCATTTACAGGTGACAACAACGTTGCTCACTCTGGTGCAGGTGTAACTAACCTTGCTAACTTTGCTGCATTGATCTATGATCCAATGTGGTTTGCTATGTCATATCTGCGTCCTCTTGCAGAAGTTGACGTAGGTCAGCAGGGTGACTCAACCAAAGGAATGATGGTTGAAGAGTCAACTCTTGAAGTACGCAACCCAATCGGTTGTGGCGCTATCTACGGCCTAGAGTAAAATCATTTAGGGGGAGTCTTCGGGCTTCCCCTTTTTTATCTACGGGAGATAAATATGTCAAACAAATATTCAAAGGGACATGCTATGAATAACCCTGGAACAGGTACAGATGCCGCACCAGGATTAAAAGGGCTTCCAGGAGTTCTCCCTAAACCAAAGCCAAAGAAAAAACCTGTTTATAATTACGGTGGCAATAAAGTTAAAATGTCACAGTATTATTCAGGCGGCGGTAAAGTTTATACAGGGAGATAACTATGGCAATAGGAGACGCTTCGGCTTATGATCGGCAAAAGAAAATAGATCAAATGCGAATGGGTAGAGGTAAAGCTTCTGCTGGTCCTTTGCGTCAAGTTACTCAAGACTCTAAAGGAAATACAACAGTTCGTCAACGTCCTGCTGATATGGCTATGCCTACCGTTTTGCCTAAACCAATGGCAATAAGGAGAGAGCCTTTACCAGCACCCGATATGGATGCTATGCGTAGTCGTGGGGCGACAATGACTCCTTCTTCAGGTGCAATGAGTGATCGTGCTATGGCTATTCCTACTGCAGCAGATGCAGCACGGGCTGAAAGAAAACCAATGGAAGATGGCCCACGGTCATACGCTAATTTTGCAGAATTTATAAAAACAATGGGGTTAGGTAAATGATGAAAACTTGTCCAACATGTCCAACACCAGCAGCATGTAAAAAAGCTGGTAAATGTTTAAATGCAAAACCAACACAGGCTCCTTCAATGGACCCTATTTATAAAAGTAGTGGTGGCACAGTATTTAAAGGTAGGTAGTTATGAAAATTAAATCAGGTGATACTCTTTCACAAATTGCTAAAAACAATGGAACTACTTTAAAAGCAATTCTTGCAGCTAATCCTAGTATTAAAAATGCAAATCAAATTCGTGTTGGGCAAACAATTAAACTGCCTAAAAAACAAATGTCTCCAGGGGATGCACAACGTAATCCATATAAGGCAACTACTCGTAGCGAATTAAAAGCACATAATGCTGAAACAGTAGGTAACAAAGCACAAAAAGTTGTTAATAAAAGTGAAGGTAAATTAAAATTTAAAGATCCAAAATATCGTGAAAGAGCAAATAAAAGATCTAGAGTAGCAACACGTATGCAACAACTTCGGGCTGCTGCAGAGCGTAATAAATAATAAAAATAGG